TTTACAGTAATGAAAACTTTATGAAAGGAGGCTTAACTATGAAAAGTGAGCCAATTAACAGCACATTACAACAGTTAGTAATGGCTAATCACAGTATGTCCTCTTATTTGACAAACTTGAGTAGGGGTAGAGAAGCGACTCCTCGCTCTTGGTTGTATGAAAAGAGAGACGCTGAATCTGTTCTGCAGGAATGGATTCCTATTATGAAATCTGCCAATAATAAAGCTGAATTTGGTGAAGATTTCAACCAGTTCGACTTGAAACAGGTCGAGAAATTTGGACCTCAGGGTGCGGTCCCGCCTATCGAAAGTAAAGAGTGTCAGGAAGTCATTGAACCTCTGTATTCCTCTTCAGAGTATGACGATCCGAACGCCTTGTCTTCGTACTTTCAGGATGCGAAGGCTTTCGCTAAGGTGGCCTTTGGTGATCGATTAATGACAAAGCGCCCCAAGAGCTTCAAATCAGTGATCGACGATATGAATGCAAGAGATACGTTGACCACGAACTCTGGCTTCCCCAGATTTGCGAGAAGAAGCACGGTATTTAGGGAAGAAATTCAAGACGCTACTACTGGTGTAGCGTACGATTATCCGGCTATAGTTTTGTTTCGCCAGTACAATGGTAAGTTGCGACCGGTTTGGATGTTTCCCATGTCGCTGAACTTAGTCGAGTTTTCCTTCTCGCAGGTAATCCAGGATTCTATTCAGAATTCACCTACTCCTTGGGTACGCGAATACCTTTCACCGTGGCTGGGCTTTGAATTCGTAAAAGAAACACTGACCAAGCAGTGGACAGGCCAGCATATAGTTGGTGGAGACACCACTAAAATGGACGCAAACATGCGACCCGCCCAGATCAATCTTGTTTATCAGATAGTAAAATGGTTATTTCAGAAGCCATACTGGGATGATCTCTATCGCAGCTTGAACCATATCTGCGACATCGGTCTCTTGCACTCGACGACCGAGCAATATGTCGGCATTCATGGGCTCGCATCCGGATCAGGGTGGACCCAACTTACAGAAACAATCCTGCAGATGTTTATGGCATGGAAAGCCGGGGCTGTAGGTCAGGGAATCGGTGACGATTTTTACTGGCTGACAGATATGGATGCAGATGAGATGGTGGAATGGCTTGGCAAATTCGGATTGCCGGCGAATCCACAAAAGCAAACTGTTGGAACCACGCAGCTAACGTTTCTTCAGCGCTATTATCATCAGGAATACCTTAGTCGGGAAGACGCGCGGATTTTGGGAGCATACTACCCAACCATTAGGGGATTAAATAGTATGTTACAACCTGAGAAATTCCACAAGCCAAAGGATTGGAACTCAGATATGTTCTGCATACGTAATTACATGATTTTGGAAAACTGTGTAGACGATCCGTGTTTTGATGAGTTTCTGCACTTCGTGGTACATGGGCACAGGGATATGATCCCCTTTGCTAAGAAGAGTTCTTCAGAGCTGGATGCTATTCAAGCAAAAGCTCGTCTCGTACCGGGCCTCAATCCTTCATATAACCAGGAGAAGAGAGAGAAGCCTCTATCATCCTTCGTGAGTATTAATCTCGCGAAGAAGATGTAGAGAGACGGAGTTCGCT